TTCAGGATCTCGGCGACGTTGGTATCCGTGTGCTTGATCATCGTGGCGTAGGTGTCCGCGGCACCGCCTGGCTTCTGCGCTTCCAGGCCGTTGTCGGCGCCCAGGCCGATCGCCGCCTTGCCCTCACCACTCTTCAGCACCTTGAGAACCGCTGCTTCCACTTGTTCGGGGGTCACGTCGTTCTCCTCTGCGCGGATCTTGTCAGCCACGCGCGCCACGGCCGCGGCGTCGTCGTCTACCTCGAAGTGCATCTCGTCCTTGGTACCGGAATAGTCCCCACCCCAGCGGACCACACCGTCCAGCTCACCGAGGATCTGGCGGATCTCTTCGCGCTGTGAGGCGCTGAAGGTGTTCTCCGCGCCATAGGCGTGTTCGGGGGCGTTGAAGTCGTACGCCGTGCCGGACGAGTGATTGGAGTACGTGCTCGACCCGCTGATGGTCTTGACGAACCAGCCCCAGCACTCGCCGGCTCTTAGTTCTTCCACCCGATGGTGAAGCTGATCCATGAGGTAGTCCATGACCACCTGCACGTCGCCGGGCCGGACGCCGTTCGGGAAGGTCACGCCGTGGATGGTGGACCGGTACAGGTCGTCCGGGTCGTGGATGACCGGCCAGCCGTTTTGTGAGGTGGCCATCAGCGTTCGCCTGCCTTCCGCTTGAGCCGCTCGATCTCCGCGTCGCGTTGCTGCAGCTGGCCGTTGGTCTGGTTCTCGGCGTTCGAACTAGACCGGGCGGCCGCCACCGACGCTACCGCGGTGGTGCCCAACAGCGGGAACACGAGCAGCTGCCCAACCGTGCCAATCCAGTTTCGGAACTCGGTGGTGTCGGCGCCGGCGATGGTCAGCACCACGAACGCCGCGACCAGCACCGCCACGACCAGCCCGCACACCACGATGGCGGTCACCACCACGGGGGTCGGTGCCTTCTTGAGCCACTCCATGATCATCGAGCCTCTCCGATCACCCGCGCCTAGGTGATCATCGTATGTGCCGGGTGTGACAGTTTCGCCGTCCGTTCAGGCAGGCCGGTCGTAGTCCCATTCCAGGGTCGAGGTGTACTGCGATGAGATCACCGTGGCGATTGTGCCGGCGGTCTTGGTTGCCCGCAGGCACACCTCGAAATAGTCGGTGGTGCCGTTGCAGAACACCTTCGCCGCGCACGGCACCACCAGGGTCTGCGAGGCGGTCGACGGGGTGATCCGGTTGCCTGGCGGGATGCCGACCAGGCCGTTCTGCCGAATGAACGACTCGTTCGCGATGTAGTCGGTGGCGCCCGCATAGGCGACGCCACCGCGCACGTTGTACCAGCCGGCCACCGTCGGGGTGACCCGCGACGGGTTGACCCCGGTGTTGTGGAAGTTGTGCGAGTCGAGATCCTCGGTGGTGAACGTCAGCGCGGTGGTGGTCGCCGACGCGATACCCGTCTGCGTGACCGTCTGCACCAGTCGGCCCGACGGCCGGGCGATCGCCTCATCGACGTCCGACCAGAACGCCCTATCGCCTGCCGCCATCAGTACCCCCAGCGTTTCGGATCGGCCAGCTCCAACACCGCACCGACAAGCTGCCCCTTGACCACCCCGTTGACCGAGCGGGTGACGGTCGCCGTCTGCGTGTACGGGCCGGCCCCGGCCGGGGCCGTCATCGCGGTGACCCGGACCCGCTCCCCGGCGACCATCCAGTCGAACGGGAACGACCCGGCCGCGGTGGTCCACACGTCACCGATGTCCGTGCAGGTCACCGACCACGACGTCTGCACCGCGTCCCGGGCCACCGCCAGGGTCGACGTTCGGGCATCCCACCGGAACGCCGCATCGTCCCAGATCCCGACGTCCCACGGCTCATACGCGTCGACCTGAAAGGTGATCGACCACGGGACGTCCTCGATCGCATCCACGATGCCGCAGCACCGCAGCATGATCGGATCCGGTTCCTTACCGATCACGTTGATCCGGTCGCCCGGCTCGACCAGCTTCGCCGCGGCCGCCAGCCCCGGGTTCTTGAGCAGGTCCACGGTGATCTCGGTGTAGCGGGGCCGCGGCAGGGTGCCCTTGGCCAGCTCCCACGACGCCCGCAGCGGCAGCTGCACCGACTCGTTGTTCACCGACACGTCGACGCCGGCCTTGACCTCACCGACCCCGGCCGGCGGCGGCAGCACCGACATCGGCCCGGAGGACTGCGTCGCGGTCAGCTCGCCGCCGGACGCGTTCTTGACGGTCACTCGGTTGCGGATCGCCTGACTGCCGATGATCTTGCGGAACGGGATCGCCACGTCGGCCGGGTAGTTCAGGGTCAGCGCCGCCGTCAGCGCATACATGTCGCGGCGCCCGCGGATCGTCAGCTCGGGCTGATTCAGCTTCGCGTCGTAGATCAGGCAGTCGTCGGTGAGGACGATCTCGCGCAGCAGCGACAACACGGTGTCGGCCCGCTGCGGGCCCATCGCCTCGGACTCCGACCCGCCGACCTGCGTGTGCCCGATCCCCAGCTCGCCCATCAGCCGGTGGAACCGGTCGAGGGCCCGCTCGCCGCGGTAGCCGTCGAACACGCTCCGGGCGGTCGCCGACAGCAGGTCGTCGGTCAGCCCGGTCACCCCGAACACGTGCACGAAATGCCCGTCAGCGGTGGTCGCGTTGCCCTCCTGCCACCACTGCCGCAGCGCGCCGACCAGCCCGGCGAACGTGCCGGACGACCCGTAGGCGAAGCCGAGACCTTGGGCGTACCAGGCGTATTCGGCGGACACGTTCCCGCCGATCTGCTCCGCGCGCAGCCGGAAGGTCACCCACTGGTTCGGCTCGGCCCCGGCGCCGAAACCGACGTTGGCGGTGTAGAGCAGGGTGCCGTCGGAGTCTCGGACGTTGATCCGGTAGGTGGTGTTGTTGACGTCCCAGAACCACGAGTAGCCGTTGGAGGTCTTCCACCGGAACATCAGGACGTAGGTCGCCGACGGTGGCAGCGCGGCCAGCCGCATGCTGAACGCCATCTGCCAGCCGGCGGTGGTCGAGGCGGCCGCGAACGCGCCCGTCATCTGCGACCCGGCCGAGATCTTCACCGACTGCTCGGCGCCGAGCGGGGTGTCGGACTCGGCGAGGGTGAGCCCGTCGAAGGTGGCCGACCCGCCGGTCGACACCGAATTGTCCAGGGTGAGCGCGTCCCGGTCGTCCTCCAGGGACCAATGCCCGATCGAGGTGGTGCGGGTGCTGATGGTCCGGTACATGGGCGAGCGCAGCGGGTCGGACCACAGGCCGAGCCGGGCCAGGACGCCCTCGCCGACCAGCTTCACCGACGCCCGGCCGCGCACGCCGGGCACATGCTCGGGTGTGGCGTCCGGTTCCCACGTCGTGGCCTCTGCCCAGGCACGGGTGACCGTCGAGGGGATCCGGATCCGCATCTGGGTGTTGCGGCCGGCCAGCCCGTACAGCGGCGACCCGGGCAGCGACGGATCCCACGCCAGGGTGTCGTTGTTGATCGTGCACTCGATCTTCGCCGGGCGTGGCCACGCGCCGTCGGGATCCTGCCCGCGGGTGATGACGATCCGCTCGGAGGCGAGCAGCGGCACGTCGGTGAACGCGCCCGAGACGAACAGCTGGAGGATCGCCGGGTTGGCGGCGGTCATGCCCGCACCTGGCCGTTGATGACCCGGATCCCGAGCGCGCCGACCCGGCCGCCGGTGCGGCCCACCGCCCGGCTGATCGCCGGGAGCAGCGCGTCACCCAGCTCGCCGAGGTCGACGCGGATCCACTGGCCCTGGCCGTTGCCGACCCCGGACGCCACCGAGCCGACCTGCTCGCCGCCCTGGAGCACCGTCATCACCGACCGGCCGACGACGCCGGGCACCCGGCCGCCGGCGTGGAAGGTCGGCAGGTTGGGCACGCTGATGTTGTTGCCCCCGATGAACGGCACCCAGGCGGGCACCGACCAGGACAGCCGGCCCACGGTCGCGTTCCAGGCGCGGGCAATGCCGTTGAACGCCGTCTTGTACGGCCACAGGATGAAGTTGGCGATCTTGGAGAAGGCCGTGCCGATCCAGCCGGGGATCTTCTTCAGGTAGTCCCACGTGTCCTTCGCGGCCCGGGTGATCCACGACCAGGCGGCCCGCCACGCCTTGCTGAACCAGTCGGTCTTCTTGACGATCAGCACGATGATCGCGATCAGGGCGACGATCCCGACGATGATCCAGGTGATCGGCGAGGCGAGCAGGGCGGTATTCATCAGCCATTGGGCGGCCGCCCACACCTTCGACGCGCCGGCGGCGACCTTGTCGGCCGCGGCCTTGGCTATCGTGGCGATCTTCGTCTTCTGCAGGGCGGGGATGAGGAACGACGCCAGACCGCCGGCGAGGTCGGCGGCGCCCTGGCCGACGGTGACGAACCCCTCGAACAGGTTGCCCTTGAGGATCTCGGCGGTGCCGCCCCCGATGTCGGCGACACCGGTCAGGGTGTCGGAGAACCCCTGGGCTTTGCCCTCCGCACCGTCGGCCGCCTCACCGGCGCGCTCGAAGCCGCCCGCGGAGTCCCCGACCCGGCTGGACATCCGCTCGGCGGACCCGCCGACCCGGTCGAAGGACTTCTCCGCGGCGGTGGTGTCACCGGCGAAGGTCAGGGTCACGGCGTTGGCCATCAGGACACGTCCAATCCGGCGTCGCGGGCGAGACCTGCGTACCCGGCCGCCATGATGTCGGTGACCTGTTGCCGCTTGACCTCCAGGGCCCGATACACGTACCGGCCCGAGGTGAGGAACGGCCGGGCCGGTGGCCGGCCCTTGCGGCGACCCTCGCCCCCGAAGTCGAGCCACGGCACCCACGCCGCCCGGTTCCCGCCGATCGCCACCCGGCCCTCACGCTGGCTCGACCGGAGCTTCAGCGAGCCCCGCGCGCGGCCGGAGCGGGACGGGATCCGGGGCCGGGCGTAGTCCACGATCAGCCCGCCGGCCTCGTTGTGGACGATCCGCAGCATCTTGGGCAGGCCGGCGTCCATGTCCTTCAGCGCGCGCTGGAACTCCCGCACTCCCACGACGGTGATCTTCGCGGTGGTCATCCGCCAGCCATCCGCTGCTCCAGCTCGCGGCGTTGCGCCTTGCGGGCGTAGTAGCGCGTCCACATGACGAATTCGGCGTTGTCCATCGACCGCACCTCCGTCACCGTCCGGCTCAGCTTCTCACCGAGGTAGTGCTCAAACTCCAGGTCAGGATCGTTTTCGAGGGCGAGATACGCGGCTTTTCCCGGCACCCTCGCTCATGCCGGACATCCGGGCGATCGCCGCGGACAGCTCCATCAGGGTGCCGGCCACATCGCTGGCACCCCACTCGGCGACGTCGTCGGCGGACATCCGCGGCTCGACCAGCCCCAGGCTGATCAGCATCGAATCGGCGGCCGCCAGGTCGCCGTCCTCGCCCGCCTTGCGCACCAGCAGGGACTCGTCGCGGGTCAGCCCCCGGATGACGACGACGTCGCCGTCGATCGGGAATTCCTCGGTGTTGCCGGCGACCTTCCTCGCCAGGATCTGCTCACGTGTCAACGGCATGGCGCCTCATCTCCCACCCCTACGGCAGCGCAGTCGTGACGACCGCACCGCTGATCTCCCCTTCAATTGCCCAGGTGACCATATCGTCCACCGGGTTGGTCTCGGTGTACTTGGTCAGCACCATCGAGAACGCATCGTTCGGCTTTCCCGTGCCGGTCCCCTCCGGATTGCGGACCACCGCCACGGTGGTCGCGACCAGCGCGAGCATGGCGTTACGCGGGCCGACCGACACGGTGTTGTCGTAGGTGCCACCGGCGGTGAACTTCCCGTCGCCCAGGCCGGGCGACTTGGTGTGGTCGGTCGCCCCGTAGCCGGTGGTGTCGTGCACGTCGCTGGACTTCTCGAAGCTGGACGTCTTGGTGTACGGGCTGATGTCCTTCGTGGCAATCAGCAGTTTGGTCAGCCGACCGTGGACGAACGCCATGGTGATTCTCCTATGCGCCAGCGCCGGTGATCTTGCAGTGGAACAGGGCCGCGAGGTAGTCGCCGCCGGCGATCCGCGCGCTGGCGTCGAGTTCGGCCCACTGGACGGTCAGGTCCGAGCACGACGTGTACGGCGCAGCGTTCGAGTAGTCCAGCTTCGCCTTGATGCTCTTGGCGCCGGACCCGGCCAAGTACGGGGCGACGGCCTTGAGCGCGCTCCGCGCGTTGGCACTGCCGACCAGCACCACCACGATGTGATCTTCGTACTCGTCGGAGCCCCGGCCGTAGGTGCCGTCGAAGTTGATCCGCTCGGGCGGGTACTGCACCGCGGCCGGCGGCTGGATCGACCGGGCGTGGCCGAACTCCGCGACCCGGAGCCCGCTGATGGTGCGCAGCCGGACGTCGATCTCCGTCATCACCGCGTAGATGTCCATCAGACCGGCTGACGTCGGCGCCGGACCGCGCCCAGCAACTTGACTGCGTCCGGGTCGAGCTTGGCCAGCATGCGGATCTCGGAACCCTGATCGGGAGAGCCGGCCACGCCCTGCGGCGCGTCGCGGCGGAACCCCATCCGGTTCAGTTGCAGCTTCGCCGCCATCGGCACCACCGCGGGCACCGCCGACCAGCCCCACGTGCCGGTCAGCACCGAGGTCACCGGCGCACCCGGGTACGAGCCGGTCGGGGCGGTGGTCACCCCGATCCGGGTCCACGGCTTGCCGTCCAGGGCGGCATTGTCGGGCAGCAGCGTCGCCCCGGACGACGCGTAGGCGACCCCGTCGACCAGCAACCCGACGGTGGTCATCAGGTCATCAATCTCGCGCTCCCACAGGCCGGTCTCGTAAGAGAGCACCGGCGTGCGGCGGTAGGTCCGCGCGGCCGGGGCCGCGAGCACGCCGAATTGGCGCATGCACGCCGTGTCGATCATCCGGGAGACGGCAGGGATGGCGGCCGACAGCTCCACATCATCGACGGTGTCGGTGATGCGCAGATACACCTTCGCCTCAGCGAGGGTGAGATAGTCGGGCGCCCACGGCATGCCGGCCTACTTCTCGCCGGCGGCCGGGCCGTTGATCCCGGGCGTGCCGGCGATCGCCGGGTCGATCTCGCCGCGGGACACCGATGGGTACACGTAGTCGAACACCCGGATGTTGGTCGGGTCGGCGGGCTTGGGCACCTGAGGGTTCTTCGGCTCGGTGATCTTCAGTCCGGACTGCGGCGTGCCGGCGAGCCGGGCCCGGACGTCCGCGATGGTCATCACCCGGCCGT